TGCTCCCCGACCGGACCTTCTCCCCCATGGAGAACCGCAATCTGGCCAAGCCGCCCAAGCTCTCTTGGGAAAATGTAGAGAGTGGGAAATTCATGTCTGACGCGGAGAGCTATGTCAACGATCAGATCATGGGCCGGGACTTCTGGGTCGCCATGAAGGCGTGGAGCGAGCGCCTCTCCGGCAAACAGGAGAACAACGGCATCTATTTTGCCAAGGACGGCACCCTGATCCGCCATCTGGACACCCCTTCACAAGAGACCTTGGCCCAGAACGCCGGCTATATCAACCAGCTGGTGGAGAATGTGTCTGTCCCGGTCTATTTTGGACTGATCCCCTCGGCGGCTGAGGTGTGGGCGGACCGCCTCCCGGCTGGCGCGCCCACTGCCGACGAGCAGGCCATCATTGAGGAGATGTACAGTGCGGTCCAGGCCCAGACCGTGGACCTCTGCACTCCGCTGAATGCCCACCGGGATGAGGACCTCTATTACCGCACGGACCACCACTGGACCAGCTTGGGCGCCTACTACGGCTACACCGCGCTGATGGACGCTATGGGGCTGGAGGCTGAGCCCCTGGATCAGTCGGGCAAGACCACCGTGTCCGACTCCTTCTATGGCACGCTGTTCTCCCGGTCCGGAGTCCGCTGGGTCGCCCCGGACCAGATCGACCGCTATATCTCCGGGGATGGGGTGGAAGTGACGTCTTATCCCGAGGGTTCCCCTGTAGAGGGCAGCCTCTATGTGGACAGATTTTTGCAGGAAAAGGACCAGTATTCCTCCTTTCTGGGCGGGAACCAGCCCCTGTGTGTGATTCGGACGGAGCACACGGACGCCCCCCGGGTGCTTGTCATTCGGGACTCCTATACCGACAGCCTGGCTCCCTTCCTCACGCAGAATTTTTCTGAGATCCACCTGTTCGATCCCCGTATGAATCTGACCAGCGTAAAGGGCTATGTGGAGGAGAATCAGATCGACTCCGTCGTGGTGCTGTACAGCATCGCCAACTTTACGGCAGAGGGAAACCAGATGTTCGTCTTGGGCTGGTAGACCGCGGCGGTCTACCAAATGTCTACCAGACACAGCCCCCGGAAGCCTTGCGGCGCAAGGCTTCCGGGGTTTTTTCTTTTGCCCGTTTTTGTGGCCGGTCTACCAGAGGTCTACCAAGGTGATTTTTAGGACGGAAAAGCGGCAGTTTTTTCGGATTTTCTCCTGTTTTTCGCACGTTTTCAGAGGTGCAAGGGGCGTTATGCTATCCTTGCTTGATTCTACCACACTCCAAACCCTCTGTAAACCAGGACTAGTAAAATACTTAAAACTATCCTTGCTCTTATAAACCTGGAGATCATCCAGGTGGAGGCCAAACAAAATCGCATGGTAATGTGGGCGCTGTGTCGTCGTACCATACTCACCAGCAGCATAGAAGCGGATCCGATCATCCGAATACTTCTTGCGGAGGCGCTTCATAAAAAGCTGAAAATCACGCTTCCTCAAGGACATCTCACCATGAAGGCCAGTGCGGGGAACGTGCTCCTCGTTGTAAGTGAGCGTCACAAAGTACGCCGAATCATGGTACTGTAATTCCAACATACAGCGGTTCGCCCATTGACGAGAATACTCCAAACGGCAACCAATGCACTTGCCACAGGGAATCTGGATCAGCTGATCCTTCCAGTAAGGATCCATCACACGAGGATCGGAAGCTGGAACGATATGATACTGCATCTTACCCGTCTCACGAGACACACCAGCAGGATAGCCCAAAAGAGGGTGATAACAAGGCACATAATCACCTACCTAAAAACTTACGAATAAACTCCCAAAGAATCCTCAACATACGATGGCACAGGAAAAGCATCCCAAACATAAGGATTATCATGAGTAAAGATTCCATAACACACACTCCTTCCTACCGTCAGTATAAGCTATCTTCGGTGCTCCGTCAATGCCCTCTGATAGCCTGTGTGGTGTCACTCGGGCCCATTACATCAAGAAGGTAATGGGCCCGAGTGCGCGGGGGAAATAAGCCCACGCGCATCTTCACTTAAAGGCATCAGCATACTCCTTCCAACTTCCAAAACTGTTATCCCAAGCAGATTTCGCACGATCAATGACAGACTTAGCAGACGATTTGGCAGAATCCAAAAGATCACTTGCATTCTCAGCCAGGGAGCCAGGGACATTCCAAATAGAACCAGGATACATCTTTTTCATATCAAAATCTGCATCAATACCCATTTGCTTGAGCTCTTTGTTAATCTGTCCGTTAATCCTAGCCACCTCAGTAGAAGTCCAGGACTGAAGCTGATAACCATACCGCTGAGCGGCGGCGGCGATCTGTGCATTGATCTTACTGGCAGCAACCTGAGCTTGAGTATTGCTAATAGAGGTCGTGGCCTGAAGCTGAGCGATCCAACGGCTGGTAGCAGCGGAGATATTGGCAGTGCTTAACTGGGTCTGACTGTTCAGCTCAGCGGTGTACTTGGACATAGCATTGTACTTCTCTGCGACCGCAAGGTTAGTCTGAGCTGAAAGACGCTGATTCTCTAGGCTGACCTGAGACTGGAGAATGGAACCAAGGATCCCGGCAATAGCGGAATTAGCGGAAGTATCCGTGGACGCAGTAGCGCCGGAAGTAGTAGCGGCCCCTTGGCCGCCGTTTACAGAAAGAACAGGATTAAGACCAGCTTTCTTCAAGTCAGCAACTTCACGCTGATGAGCGGTATTGGACATACGCTCTTGCCAATCACGGTTAATTTGAGCCTGCTGAGCAGACCAAGCATTATTTTCGGCGGCATTGGCCTTAATCATGCCGGCGTACTTATCAAACATATCAGAGACAGAAGAACCACCGGAAGAGGATCCAGAGGACCAATTGGGATTAGAACGGCCTCCAATGTCCTGAGAAACTTTTTGAGCAGAACTAGGCATATAAACTCTTCCTTTCTTAAAGCCCCCTGGGAACTCCCAGGGGGCTAAATGACCATTTTCCCGAAGTCAGGCAAATGGTTAATGATGGTCAATCAGACCGGGGATGGAATAAAGCGGCATCGGCCGAGTAGTCCGGTTCTGGATGTAAATATCAGCAAACAGCTGATTAGCGTTCTGATCCGAAACAGCGATAACACGATTGACGTTAGCCTTATCCTCACGGATCCAGGAATCAGACAGCTTAGGAAGCTGGGAATAATCGTCGCCAAGATGCCAAACGTCCAGAGACTGAGCATAAGTGGAGCGCATCTCACCGGCAACACGGTTCGGCTTGTACCGATAATCAGCCCAGGCTTCCTGATAGCCAAAGACCTCATTATCCTGGGCAGTACCCTGGGCATAGATCTCCTTGTTCAACACGGCCTGTTCACCAATGTTCGCCAGGACAGGCCAGTAATAATCAAAGCGACTCTTACGACTCCAGAAACGTTCAATACCCTGCTGATAGGTATGATCGTAGCGGGCAACCATAACGCCAATGACAAAACCATGCTCCACAAAAGACTTCATGAAATCGCCGTGAACATCGGTAGTCAAAGAATAAGCAGCAGTATCGCCAAGAGGAGTAGTGCCTTCGGCGGTAGAACTCTGCTGTATAACCTGATTGATATTGATGGGAACACGGGATCCACCAAGATACTCAGGCCGCTGGAGACGAGCATCCGGAGAAGTAACGCCAAAATGAGACTTCAGGATCTCAATATAACGAGTACCGCCACGAGCATCACGCTCATAAAGCTTCTGGATCTGAAAAGCAGTTCTCAGCTCATTGATAGTAGCAACAGAGACAGTGTTATCAAACTGAGCCCAGAGATTAGCAGGGTAACCGGCAACACCATTATCAATGGTCGGATCCAAATTCGCATTACCAGTATCCGCAAGCCAATACGCACCACCGAACGCATTCTTATGAACAGAGCCAGCATGATAACCAGCCTCAAAATCACTATTACCATTAGGAATATAAACATTGTACGGATAATTAAGCAAATCCTTAGGAACAGGCTTATTCATCGGTACAACCGGCGCATTGCCGAGCTGGGCGGTCTGAATCGTCACGTCCGGGCCTTTCTGGGGAGCCGGAAGACAGCTAGTGAAATAATCGTGATACTTGCTGGCCTTGAAAGGAAGGCCACCTTTAGCAACATCAGAAACATAAGTTCCGGTATTGACGCCTTGCACGGTGGCGTCGTCAACCGGAATATTGAGCGGATCCGTCAAGTTCTGATCTCTGAACCACTCATTCATGATAAGCGCATAAGCTCTAAATGGCAGAGCATTAACAGAAAGATTCTTAACGCCAGTGGGAATACCCATGTAATCGGCAATCGTACCAACAGACCAACCCTCAGCTGGGGCCGTCAGCTGGGGGACCTGATATTCAGTCTGAGGGATCCAGGCAGATTCCGTGTTTTCGCCATTGAACTGCTTCCAGTGTTCCCAGGTAAGACGGTTCGGCACGAAAAAGAAATAGGTATCCAGGTAGATATTATCCATCAGAGGGGTTAGAAGCGTCTGCATACGAACGACCTTAGAAGTACGGATCTGGAAAGAGTCGCCGGGAAGAACCTCGTCAACGTAGAAGGGAACCACGTCACCAACGTTAAAACTCAGCTTAACAGAGGATGAACGGTCAAAGCGAGAGCGATTAAGATCAAGACGAGTGGGATTGAGCGCAAAATGACTTTCAACATTGCGATTCACTGTAACACCTCCGAATTAGTTGTTCAAGGGTGGCTGATCCGGTTGGGCGGAGCTTGGAGAGGAAGGGGAAACAGCCGGATCCTGCGGAGCTGGTGCAGGGGGCCGTTGTTCATCCTTCGGATCTGCGGGCTTCCAGCCCATGCGGTCTGGGAAATCAGGCTTATCCATGGCGGCGAGGAACTGATTAAACGAATGGCCGAACTGAGCACGAGTCTCGACGGGTAAACCACTGAAGAAATCCTCAGCAGCGGCAATCGAATTCAGTGCCTCAGCATAAGTGCTAGGAAACTGAGTAAAATCAGCATACATAGCCTGACGGCGATTGAGTGCATGGACATCCCCTTCCGCAAAACGCTCCAGAATCACGTTAATATCGCACGAATCCTTGTAGCTCTGGATGAAACCGTAGAGATCTTCTGTACCGGCTTCGACCAACTCCATGTGGCCGTCATCATCAAATCGGGGAGCATAGAGCTGTTTGACGCCGGAGCCGGATTCAGCGTGGATCCGGTCATGGGGATCATAACGGGTCTTGAACTGCATACATCACACATCCTTTCCATCGGCAACCAGGACGGGAAAATCTTCAGGGTTGATCACTCCAAGATCTGTATCATACTCACCGATCCGATAAAGCTGGAAATCAGACTTATGGGTAAAAAGAACACCTTCAGAACGCTGGATCGAGGAAGCAAAGTTCCGAGAAGCCATAGCATCGTTCTGATCCACAGTAGGGGTCAAAAAACCGGACTTGAGATCACGCATTGCATAAACGTTAAACTTCATTTGATAAACCTCCAAAAAATTTTACTTGCATGGGTAATACACTTAATTTCCTCAAGAGTATAAGAACGACAAAAATTGTAACGTTCTACCGGATCATAAGCAGTAACAACATACTGGCCGGGAACATCCTTGGACCTTCTGACGGACGGCGAATGAAAACCAAGACGGCGCATAAAAGCACGCATAGTGCGACAAGGAGACGGGTCCATTACAATCTGATACCTCCTCGATAAATCGTAGGATCCACATTGATCTTCTTAGATGCCGAAGCAGTCCGGCGGAATACCTTAGCATCCTTGCCTTTACGCATCTTCTTTCTTGCCATTTAAAAAATCCTCCTTCAAAAGTTCGGCCGCAAGCACATAAGCAAAAGCTTTACCACGATAAAACTGTTCCTTGTATCCATCAGACTCATTAGCAGCACGTTTCAGACAATCCGCAGCCAAATACTCAAGGCATACAAGAAAACTCTCCAAATCAGAACGAGAAATACGGGCCATAATCACAACTCCCTTTTCAATTTTTTGACCGAAGCCAATTTATTACTCTCTGCGACCTCAAGGGCCTGCATGAAAGACATAGTGGACTTAGCGGCCTTGGCCTGCTGGGTCTCCTTGGCACGCTCTTTACGCTGCTCTTTCAGCTGAGCAAACAATTCAGGATCATCCTGCTCCAAGAGCCGATCAAAATACTTGGGTGGACGAAACTTCTTTCCACCATTTTTGGTAGACACGTTGATAAATTCATGCTGGTAGACATCCGGATGGTCATCGTAAAAATCACGTCCAATACCTGGTTTACGGGACATCAGAGTAAAGGGCGGTTCGATACCAAAACTCTCAAAAAACTGCGAAGATTGGGTGTTTGCCTTCTTAGAAGTGTATCTTGCAGTGTATGCACAGGTCTCCCAGGTGACCGGTGCAACAACAACATAACCAAGTGGCTGTGCAAGGGGAGTTATGCTCCCACAGAATGGGTGCTTCTCTGATCGTTGGTACTCTATACCTGACATTTGGGAAATACGATCCAACTTCTGGAAGAGGATGACCCGCCCCTACAGCTTGAAAAATCAAGGAGGAATTCCAATGAGAAACCTGAAGCGTGCTCTCAGCCTGGGCCTCACCGCGACCATGATCTCTGGTCTGATGGTGATGGGCAGCAGCGCCGCGAGCTATGCGGACGTGACTTCCGAGCAGAATCAGGAAGCCATTGAGGTGCTCAAGGCCGTTGACATCATGGTCGGCGACGAGAAGGGCAACTTCAATCCTGAGGCCAAGGTCACCCGTAACGAGATGGCCGTTGTCATGTCCAACCTGATGGCTTACAACGTGGCCAGCTACAAGGACACCAGCCCCTTCACCGACGTGCCCGAGTGGGCTGAGCCCTATGTGGCCGCCTGCTACACCAACGGCATCACCAGCGGCTACGACGCCAAGACCTACGGCGGCAACGATTCCGTTACCACCGCTCAGGCCGCTCTGATGGTCATGAAGGCTCTGGGCTACTTCCAGTATCAGTCCGACTTCGGCGCTGACTGGCAGCTGTCCACTGTCGCCCAGGGCAACAAGATCGACCTGTTCGACGATGTTGACTCCGGCGTCAAGGAGGCCATGACCCGCAACGACCTGGCTCAGCTGGTTCTGAACGCTCTGGAGTCCGGCACCGTTGAGGCCGACGATGACACCATCAAGTTCGAGAACGGCGATACCACCGTCACCGCCGGCAAGGTGAAGTACAACTTCATCACCAGCGGCAAGGACTATGCCTATGCCATCAACGACAAGCTGGCCACCGACAACAACGGTGAGTACTCCAAGGGCTCCATCGTGGAGCTGGGCGAGAAGCTGTACTCCGGCGACCTGACCAAGGAAGACGGCTATGACGATTTCGGCCGTCCCGCCACCGTGTGGGATTACCAGGCCAAGGAGATCGGCACCTTCGCTGAGAAGGCCGACCACACCTTCACTGCCAAGGTGACCAGCAAGGAGCTGTACAACGAGGTCGGCAAGACCGCCACTGACAGCTACAAGTGGACCGTTTCCTTCAACGGCGAGACCGTGAAGTACGACGGCGACAAGCTGAACGCCAACAAGAGCGACGACGACAAGGACTTCTTCGCGAAGGCCACCGGCGAGAAGGCTCTGACCGGCAACGGCGTGGTCACCGAGGTCTTCGTGGACGGCACCGACAAGACCGTGGACGTGGCCATCATCGAGTACTATGCCGCTGAGGTCCTGAAGGTCGACGAGGACGACAAGACCATCACCCTGTCCGACTTGGACGAGGGTCCCGCTCTGACCACCGACGAGTTCGACTCCACCCTCTTTGAGGAGGACGAGATCGTCATCTACTCCTATGCCAATGGCGACATCCAGGATGTCTATGCCGCTGAGAAGATGGAGGGCGAGGTCACCCGCGTCCGCGCTGTCACTGATGACAGCAACGGCGACAACTTCGTCGTGGGCGGCACCACCTATAAGTACAACAAGACCGCTCTGGCCAACCGTCTGACCACCGACAACGTGGACAACGACGTGGTTGCCTATCTGGACGCCAACGGCTATGTGGCCTACATCGATGAGTCCGCCGTGACTTACGATTACGCCTATGTCCTGTCCATG